TCTATCTGGTAAAAAGTTGGATGTTTGATAATGTTACCAACAGAACTAACAAGATTAAAGCGTTGGGTAGCTGTAGTTAATGGCGCTCATGTTAAACATAATCTAGTAAGAGCAAGCCCGACTAACCCAAAGGATTGGATAAGTTATGAAACTTCATTAAAGATAGCATCTGCCAATAACGGTAAAGTAGCTTTTACTCTTTTCAATGAAGACGGCTTCACTATTATTGATTTAGATAATAAAGATAGCAATTCATCCTATGAACGGACTAAACTACATTTAAGAATAATAGAAAAGTTTGATTCATATACAGAGATTTCGTCTTCTGGTAAAGGCTTTCACATAATAGTAAAAGGAACATTACCGCAAAATTTTGTAAACAAAGATAAAGGTATAGAGGCTTACTCTCATTCAAAGTTTATAACCATTACAGGTAATATACACAATGGTTTGTTTGAGATAAACGAAAATCAAACACTTTTAGATAAGTTTTATAAGGATTTTAATGTAAGAATACAATTAGACGCAGATTATGCTTCAGGTGAGGAAACATCATCAGATAATGAAATACTAGATAAAGCGTCTAACGCTAGCAATGGAAAGAAATTTATAGCGTTAATGGCTGGAGAGTGGGCTAGCTTTGCATATACTTCTCAAAGTGATGCTGACTTTGCTTTGTTAAGCATGTTGTGCTTTTACACTAAGAATGATGAACAAGTAATAAGATTATTTAAACGTTCTGGTTTGGGTAAAAGAGCTAAAGCTACAGAAAAATATATTATGCGTGGTGTTACACGTATAAGGGCTAACGCTCAAGCTGAAGATAACGAATTAGATATAATAGTAGCTAACTTACCGGATGTTAATGACTTAATACCAAAAACACAAACTAACCTTTTACAGGAACAAATAGATAAAGTAAAGGATGAGCCAGTAAAAGAAACCCCGCCTAAACAAAAGTTAAAAGAAGAAGTAGTAAAAGAAACCCCACCTAAACAAACAGTAAAAGAAGAAGTAAAGAATAAAGTAACAGATAAAGAATTTTTAGAGTTGCCACAAAACAGCGGGTTGTTGGGTAGGATAAACGCCTACGTGCTGAAAAACTCTGTTAAGCCGTTAAAAGAGGTTAGCCAAGCCGTGTCCTTGGCGTTTGTCGCTGGTGTTGTGGGGAGGGCGTATAACGTTAGCGGCCTTGGGCTTAACCTATACATGATGCTATTGGCAAAAAGCGGGGTTGGTAAAGGCGGCATAAGCGACGGCATGGACAACCTAGCTGCGTTAATTAAGCCCTACTACGGCGACGTTAGGCGGTTTATCGGCCCCGGACACTACGCCTCTGGCCAAGCGCTGCTGCGTTATGTGGATTCCCATAATTGTTATACAAGCGTGTTGAACGAAGCGTCAATAACGTTACAGTCAATATCTAACCCTAACGCACCATCTCATGAGGTATTGTTTAGAAAGGTTATACTAGATATTTATAGCAAGTCCGGTTACGGTAGAATACTGAATTCTGCTGTATATTCTGATTCAGTTAAGAACACTAAGGACATAATGTCGCCATGTGTGACATTATTAGGAGAAGGCACGCCGGAAGATTTTTATAACGGATTAACTGTTGCTCAAATAAAGAATGGGTTGATACCGCGTTTCTCTATTATAGAGGTAACTAGCGAACGTCCGCCTAGCAACTATAGCTATGATAAAAATGATGATAGTCTAGCTAGAGATTTAGCTGAGTTGTGTGTTAAAGCATCTGCTATTATGGAGAATGATACAGTGATAAATGTAGAAAGGGATAATGACGCGGCTAAAATTTTAGATGGTTTTGATAAGGCTATAGACTTAAAAATTAACACGGCTAAAGAAGACGCTTATGCTGAAATATGGGCAAGAGCTTTTATCAAAGTGTTAAAGGTAGCAGGTGTGTTAGCTGTATGTGTAGATAGTTCTAAGCCTGTTATAGATAAAGAAATAGCTACTTGGGCTATAAACTTTGTTGTAAAGGAAATAAAAATAATAGAGGACAGATTAAATGAAGGATGTTTTGGCGTTATAGATGCTAAACAAGAATATGAGGTGAGACGTTTGTTTAATGAGTATTTACGTTCAGACAATGCTTTTAAGATTAAATATAGCATACCGGCGCCATTGTTAAAAACAAAGATAGTTCCATACAACTATATTAAAAGAAGGTTATCTGGTGTAAGGGCGTTTTCTGATGCTAAACAAGGCGCGACTAAAGCATTAGACGAATGCTTAAATTCTATGGTTAAAGCTGATATATTAACAAGGCTAGATAGCCAAGAATTAGCGCAAAGAGGAATAAGATTAACATGCGGCTATATCATTAACGATTAGCTATCTCTTTTGGGGTATTGACCTTAAACATCAGTAGGTGACACAATGGCGTTACAAATAGAATCCACAAAGGGCGTAGGCACTAAATCTGTTAAAATACAGATATATGGTGCAAGTGGTGTAGGTAAAACACGGTTAGCCTTAACGTGTCCAAAGCCAATTATATTAAGTAACGAAAGTGGGTTGCTTTCGTTAAGGGATTCAGATATACCTTACGTGACTATAAAGTCAAGGGATATGTTAAAGGTGGCTATGCAGCAATTTAGTAGAAGTCCTGATTATGAAACTATCGTGTTAGATAGTTTAACGGATTTAGCAGATTTAATCTTTTTAGAAGAAGCTGAAAAGAATAAAGACCCTAGGGTTTTATATCCTGAAGTATTAAGGTTAGTAAAAGGATTTGTTTCTATGTGTAGAAATATAAATAAACACATTATATTTATATGCAAAGAAGAAAGGATTAAGACTGCTGACGGGAGTTTTGTTTATGGGCCAATTTTTCCCGGTAATAAGTTAGCAGATGAAATAACTTATCTGTTGGATGAAGTATTTAGGATGGTTAAGAACGATAAAGGTAGTTTTTTGTTATGTAATAAGCGCCATGACTTTATAGCTAAAGATAGGTCAGGCGCACTAAAGACAGTAGAGAAACCTGATATAAGTGCTATTATAAGCAAAATAAAAGGTGACTTAATTTTATCTGATAAAGATAGAGATAATGATATTTTATCAGATAATAAAGAAAACGACAATAATCCTGTTGTCGATAAACCGGCAGAAAATAAAGCTGCTAATGAATGGTAATGAGGTGTAATATGAAACGTGTAATCTGGGTTATGAATAGTGCGGTAATCCCTCAAGGTAAAGACGGCATTTTTGTCAATAAGGTGTTAACACCCGAAGCATACCATGCAATATTAAAAAAAGGCATGGCAGACGAAAAAGTAGAAGTTAAATCTTGTTTAGGCTACCCACAAAATATTGAACTACTTAAACGTTGGTTTGATATTGACATGCCCTTGTCTAGGATTAAAGCCGACATAAATACTGGAGACTTAGCTATTTATATGCGTTTGAAAGAAAGGATGTTTGACCCTAACAAGAAAGGTATGCCCGTGAGTGAAGATAAAGAAGACTGGGAGTTTGGCGCTATCGTTTATATCTTAAACACTTTTATCGTAAACACTAGCTTTTCAGATACCAAGCCTAGTGTTTAATCCAATATGGTACCTATCTGGAGAATGTTATGTTGTTAGATATTGATACAAACACACTGCCTATAGAAGGCGAAGTGCTACCCAAAGGCGCCTATAACTTTATTGTTATGGGCATTGAGATGAAAAAGGCTAAAACTGGAACAAACTATTTAGCTATTAAGCTGATGGTTAACAGCGGCCCGCATAAAGGTTTTATCGTTTTCGACAACGTTAGCTTATGGCACAGTGATGTGTCTATTGTGTTTCGTGCAAAAACACGTATAGCGTCATATATTAGAGCCACTGGATTAGCTGATGTTAAGCCTTTTGATACTAATATGCTAATCAGCAAAGTGGTCGGAGGAAGCATAACGATAAACGGAACAGGCGACAATCAACAAAACAACATAATTAAAATTATGTCGCCGTTGTCTGATATTTATGAAGATAGCGATGGTGACGCGCCTTACGCTGGCTTAACGCCAGTCGATAATGGTGAACACTCTACGATGACTGACTGGTAATAACTTACATATCCGGGCTAAGCCCGGATTAACAAGAATAAGGGTAAATGATATGAATAGTTTAACTCAAGAAATTTTGAATGCAGCAATAGCTAATGAGTCATTAGCTAAAATTTTAAATGAAGAAGCTAAGAAACCATTAAACTTTAATGATGTGAGTGAAAGTCAATGTCTTAAAGTAGATGGTAGTTTAGCGGGTAAAGTATGTAAAAGGTGGTTGTGGTTCAATACTAGGGCCAACACGCCAATAACGCACATTCACAGGCTGAATGCTGCTGTTACAAATAAGTTAGAACTAATAAGAGTTAGAGGCATATTAAAGAGTGCTGGATATGAATTATTCAGTGACGATAAGTCATATTCCTCTGTTTCTTATTATGACAAAGATTGTCATACACAAAGAATACATGACATTGTAATTAGCCCAACAAAACAGATTTACGTGCTACTTGTAAAGGTTCACGTAAAAGGCGCTTTTGAGGTATTGAAGTTTAACGGAGTTAAATCTTTATTTCCTCATTATGCACAGGCACAACTTTGTGCTTTATTTGTTAATGATTTATATGGCAAAAGTATAATATCAAATATACTTTATGCAGGCGTTTCTAGGGAAATGGGTGCTATTCATTTTGAAGCGTTAACGTTTAACAGAACATACGCTTGCGACTTGATACAAGAAAACAAAAATATAATAAAAAACCCTGAACCGCCTAGTATGCAACCAGAAGTTCATAACCATGTTATGTGCGTTCGTTGTCAGCACCGCGATAAATGTTACGATAGATAAATAGTGATAGGCATAATATATGAAACTTAGAGATTATCAAGAATACGCTGTAAACCAAACAGTATCACAACTATCATCACACTCTAGCGTTTTGTGTATTATGCCACAAGGAACAGGTAAGTCCCTTGTTATAGGCAAGTTAATGCAGTTTTTTGGCGTGTTAGAGCAAAATGCTATTATATGGATGGTTACTAAATCTGATATTCTTTTAATGCAGAACAGAGATAAACTTATAAAATTTTGGCCTGATGCGCCAATAGGTGTTTATTCTGCTGGATTAGGTAAAAAGAATTTAAGGCGTTTAACTTTTGGCACAATCGGTTCTGTTTATAAGTTAAAAACGCATGTTGATTATTTGATTATAGACGAAGTGCATGAAGCTAACTTGGGAGATAACAAAACAAAAGTTAGCATGTATAAAAAAATGATTGACGGACTGAAAGAAACTAACCCTAACATAAAGATAATAGGCTTAACAGCTACACCGTTTAGGACAAAACAAGGTTATCTATACGATAAAGACGGAACTGAATCTATAGCTGACGACACTACCGGAAACATAGAACTAGACGACAGTGAATCGGAAAAACAAACATATTTATTTACAGGTGTAGTTGATTTATTTAAACACTACAACTGGTTTGTGCGTAACGGCTATTTAGCTAAACTTTTACCAACAAAAACAGATTATTTTGTTGACGTTAAGGCTAAGGTTACGGGCGACGACTATAATATAGGCGAATTGACAAGAGCAACTGATTTAGATGAGATATATGAATCAGTAACCGAAGAACTTTTGCAGTATAAAGATAAAAGGAAAAGTTGGCTTATATTTTGTCCGGGAATTATAAATTCAGACAAGTTCGCTAAAATGTTAAATGACAAAGGAATTAAAACTTGTTCGATACATTCTGAGTTAAGCAACGAAGAACAAGAAAGGTTGTTAAAAGATTTTAAGGCTGGTGTTTATCAAGCTGCAACAAACAACAATAAGTTAATAACTGGCTTTGACCATCCTAAAGTTGACTTATTAGTGTGCGTAAGAAAAACTAAATCTTATGTTTACTGGTTACAGATGTTAGGTAGAGGTAATAGACCTTACTACGGCGATGTTAAAGATTTATCGACAAAAGAACAAAGGCTAGAGGCGTTAGCTATTCATAAGCCTGATTGCCTAGTGTTAGACTTTGTTCATAATAGCGAAACTTTAGGGCCAATAAATATACCGCCTAACTTTAATAAAGCTGGTAGTGGTGTTGGCGGCATGTGTTCTAAACCATGCCCTAAATGTAAAACGTATAATCACTTAAAAGCTAAAACATGCTTTAACTGTGGATATGAGTTTACGTTTGAAATAGCTGTTAAGAATAAAGCAAGCACGGCTGATGTTGTTGATGAAACATATAACGGCGGAAAAATTATTAAAGAATATAAAAAAGAAAAACCTTTAATGTGGTATTCAGTTTTAAGTTTTAGCGCTAACATACACACTAAACAAGATAACGGAAGTCGGTCATTAAGGATAAGAGCGAGCTTACCTAATAATAAAGAAATAAGTATATGGATATATTTTAGTGATTCTAGCTTAGCTAAATATACAAGAAACAAAACATGGCGAATGCTATTGCCTGAACATAAATGTCCAGAACATGTAGTTATAGCTGAAAAAATTATTAAAAATGAGCTGGCTAAAGATAAAACATTAGGCGTATCAAGTTTAGGGTTTAGTTTTGCAGCATCAGGATATTTACAAGCGCAAGATGTTAAAAGAAGATAAATAATGTCCACAAGACCCCGCTTCGCGGGGCGGCGGCCTACCCCAAACGGGATATTGCCCCGGCCAAGGCCTTGGCGTATTGTGGACAAATTAGGCAATGTCGCCTAGTAACTATTAAGACAAGAGGCTATAAATGAATCAAATCCTTAACGTCACGCCTTATAAATCGGCTTGTATATCTTCCATCGGTGTGGTTGACATTAACGATGAGCTTCGTCTCACCGTGTCTGAACTACAGACATTTACGCATCAACCTACGCCCGATGAGCTGCGTATCCGCGCCGCCGCCCTTGTGCATGTAGTCATTATGTTATACCCGACATTTACTACTTGGCTGATTGCCCCGCCGGTTTTCTTTGCCTCTTACATCGAGGCCGAACTTTACAAACAACCCGGCATATCATACCAATACCACACCGAATAGGCGTTAATAAAAAATAGAGGCGTTATATGTTTGAGAATATGTTTGAGCAAGAGTTTAACAATAGCATGGACATTATAACGCCAAAGGACGTTTTACAGTTCTTATCATGTAGGGCTGTAGGTTTCGATTTAGAAACCTATGACCCAATGTTATTAACTTTTGGGCCGGGATGGGCCTATAAAGAAGGATATATCGTCGGTGTGTCATTGGCTGGAGAAATAAATAAAGTAATGACAAAAGTTTATATTCCTATCAAACATGTGTATGATAGGCAACATGACTGCGGGCAAGACGTTATTGATGCGTTAAAGTTATTATTAGAAACTAAAGGCTTAGTTAAAATAGGTGCAAACTTAACTTATGACATAGGATGGGCGACTACACTTAATGTAAAAGTTGCTGGCCCATTTTGGGATATTCAATTTGCAGAAGCGCTATTAGAAGAGTCTGCAAAAGTTAACCTTGACGTGTTATCTGTTAAGTATCTTAATAGGCATAAGGATAAAAGTGAACTGCAAGAATGGATAACATGTAGCTTAGGCGCACCAAAGAATAAGGATTTCAGAGCATTTCTTTATAAAGCACCAGCACCTTTAATTAAAAAATATGCTGAAGCTGATGCAGAGCTACCATTGCTTATTGCTAGGCGGCAATATCCTATTATAAAAAGTTTAGGTTTATTAGATGTGTGTGAGTTGGAAAATGCGTTAATGCCAATGATGGTTAATATGCGAAAACCGGGCGTGACCGTTAATGTAGATAGAGCCGCCGAACTTGGTAAACAATTCTTATTAAGGGAATTTGAGCTTATAAAAAAATTAAAGGATATTGCTGGATTTAACTTTGACCCAAGTAATAGAA